TATGTCGTTGCATACTTAAACTTTTGCCGGGATTAACTGTGAGTTCTTTAACTTTCATACCCGGAACTTCATGTAGCACACGATAGTAACCCCACTGACGTTCAGTTTTAGGAGCTTTCCATTCTTGTAAAATCCAAGAACTAGAATTCTTTTTATCTTCACCACCGACACCAAACACAAACGATAAATTAGAATCTACAACATCCATTTCTGGAATGTTATCTTTGGTCCTGTCACCACCATTGGCAAATATCAGTTCGGCATCGGGATAATGTGCTCTTGCTTGTTGAATAAAATGTTTTGCTGATCCGTCATTGTCATCAAAGGTATAAACTTCGTCGACCATTGATAGATTATTGATGATGCACAGGCGTTCGTTCCACGGCATAAAGGCCGCGCCTTTTTTACGGACAAGCCAATCGTCAGAATTTAATCCAACAATTAACATGTCTCCTAGAGTTTTTGCAGCTTTGAAGTAGGCAATATGCCCGGAATGTAGGGGATCAAATCCACCAGTAATTAAAACGATTTTCATGCAGATATTTATCAGAGCATATAATGAGTAAATAATATACTGGAGATAGATATGTTAACTGTAACCGAAGCAAAAAAAATATGCAGATTTGACCAACAATATAAATTAGCTGAAGAGCTAGGAATGACAGATTGGCTGAAATATCTCGAACGAGATACCTATCTAGATGAAAAATTGCAGGTATTCAGTTTGTTGAATCTAGATAAGTTGTCTAATCAAAAAATATTGGACATAGGAATAGGGCTAGGGCATATGGGATTGCTGTGCAAACATTATAATCATCAATACCTAGGCACATATTTTGGAAATAAAATTAATCAAGCAGCCCCATTTCATCGAGACGCTGAAATTGATACTGTTGAGTGCGGATTATTTCCTCAATACAATAAAAAAATTCCCAGCGGTCCTTGGGATTGCATTATTATGTTGAGGACAACTTTGGAATTAAATGCAGAATGGACAGCCGATGATTGGCGTGAACTCAAAGAAGAATGCATGAAAAATTTAAATCCTGGCGGTCAGCTGTTTATTAAATCAAATCTTATAATTGAAAACACAAACAAATATGGCGGATTAGAACGTCTGTGCCAAGAAAGAATTCGAGAGGCGTTTCAAGAAACGCCAGCGCCGCTATGGAGATATTTTACTTTTCACTGGATCAAAGACTAGCGTCTTCTAGTCCGGATACTCGTAGTTTAACAATGTTGCTTAGATGCCATTGTTTCTGATCAAGTGCTTTGATAATGCCCAACCACTTGTTGCGTAGCAGGGCAAAATCATTGATGATTTTTTCAAAGTCTACAACGTCAGCTTCACCTTCTACGAACTTTTCACAGTCTCTAGAAGACAAAGCACGTTGATAGTTTTCTAAATACTTGCGAAAATGTTGACTACGAAGTCTGCGAAGTTCAATGTTTAAGTACTCAAGGATACCTTCAATTTCTTGAAGTTGATTAAAGCGTTCTTCCACAATGCCTGGCATCTGCGAACTTGCCTTCTCAATGTTTCCCGCTATGCGGACATCTTGTTTTGCTTCGATTAACTCAGCTTCATAATAGGCCACAGCATCGGGAATGTTGCTTATATCTTTACTAACCTTGTCATACCAATTCATTTATTCCTCTTCATCGTAGCTGTCTACATCTTCTTCAATTTCTTCACCGTCTATGGCATATGTGATAGCTTCATCAAGAAAAGGATCTACTCCTTGCAGACTGTCTAACACACTTTCTTTGATACCATAGTCCAACAATGTGTTTACAAAATCAGTGGCCACATCCGGTCTTTGTTTTTCAGGAATATGTCCAATTACCACATGCCATAGGTCAGCAATTAAATCTTCTTTCATTGAGCTTCCTCCAAGTCTGGTTCAACTGTAGTAGTTATCTCAGATGTGGCGATTTCACCGTGTTTGGAAATGTCTTCCATGGCAATGTCTAGGCCGTCCTTCTCATTCTTTTCCCATGCCTTGCGGAACTGTTTGATAATCTCACCGTCTTTGGTAGTGTAGACAAGACTGTTTCCTTCTTTCTTGAGCAACCCTTTGGCTTCGAACAAGTCGACTAATCCACTATATGGACTCATACCTGTTTCATAAGGAATCTCAACCTGCACACTTTCGAACGGTTTCGCATACCGAGTTTTCATGATCTTACAAGCGGCACGAATACCTTGCACAGTTGTAGTCTTATTGCCGTCAGCATCAAGTTTTAACTTCAACTTACGCATAGCAACAACGATTGAACTTGCATAGATAAAGCCTTGGCCGCCTGAGATCTTGTCATCTGGATCAAACATGTCTTGACTTGCGTATGTGTGATTAGTACATACCATACCAATGTTATAAGCACCAAACATGTTTACACAATTGCGAACCAGTGCTGTAAGTGCCTTAGGCTTCCGGCCCATGTCACCTTTCATATCCCCAGCTTGGAACTGGTTAACATCAGTGGGGGTCAGTAACATGCCCAACGAATCGATAACAAACAAGATCTTAGGACGATCTGCTTCATCCATTGTTTTATATTCTGCAATAAACTCTGTAATAGTCTTTGCCACATCGTCAATCATGGCCATGTTAAGTTTCAACAACTTGTCTGGACTTGTGTCAACACCGAGAGCGTGTAGCCATTTTTCGTCAAGTGCATTTTCTGTATCAATCAAGATAGGATAGATACCGGCTTTCTGAGCGTTGGCTACAAGATTGCCTGAACAGATAAATGATTTGCCTGCGCCACTTTCACCAGCAAAAACTGTGACTTTGCCTAGTGGAATGCCGCGATCAAAGTATCCGCTGATAAGATAGTTTAATGCGTAGTTGTTTGTGCTAACCCAATCAGTTGGGTCGTTAAAGCCAATACTTAAACCGTCGATAGATTTAGTAATTGACTTTCTAAATTTAGAAATATCAAATGCTTTTGCCATATTAATTGTCCAGATCCATTGCGTTATATTCTTTGATTAACGCAATTAATTCTTCTTCTGAGTTGCAAACTGTTTTGGAGGTCTTCCATTCTTCTTTTTTATCACGTCCCCCAATTTCAACCATCCAAGCGTTGTCATAACGATTGATAGTGATTGATTCATTTACTTTTGTTAATTTAGTTAGTTTTGCCATTATTATTTTCCTAGAAATGAAAGAGAGTGCGAGATTGCCTCGCACTCTATGTTTAGTCTAATTACTTCTGACGATTGCGAATCATGGCAAGGATGTCTTGCGCACGACTAGCACCTTCTGCTGTAGCTGCTGGTGCTGCTGCAACAGGAGCGGCCTTTGGAGCAGGAACGTCATCTGCATCTTCGTCGACAACAGGTGCACGAACTGATGCTTTATTAGGATCACCGGTGGCCTGACCCATACCTGCTGGTTTGAAATACTGACCCCAACGATCCATGTCATAGGCTTCGCCGTCAACTGATGCTTCGAACATTTCTTTCATTACCTTGAGCTCAACATCTGTTGGCTTCTTAGGAAGGAACCCGCTGAGATCAAAAAGTCCGTGACTGTCAATGGCAGCTTTTTCCACATCGCTCAGGGCACGTTCACGTCTGCTCCACTTGGAGGTAGAGTAATCAGCAAAACCGCCTTTGGATGTTTTAGCAATACGGAAGTCTAGACCTTTCAGGAAGTCTGTTGGCAATTCATCTAGTTCTGGATCCATCAATGCCGACCGGATGATGTTATAGATCTGAGGACCAATGATAAACCTACGGATAGGATTTTCTGGAATTTTATCTTCCTTGATAGGATCTTCAACTACAAACCCTTGGAAAATGTAACTACGCTTCTTCCAATATTTGCGACCCATTTCTTCAAGACTCTTGTCTTTGAACCACCCACGAACTTCTGCGAGGATCGGACATGCTGTGCCATCATTGTACATTTCCACACAGGGAACCTGTACCTGTACTGGACGTGAATCAGTTTCACCTTTGACGCCAGCGAATGGCAGTTTGATCATTGCACGTTCTACCCAGAAAAATGTGTTGTTGGGATTACCATCAGGTAGCAAACGGATAACCGCTTCCTTGCCTTCTTGCATGTTCCAATGTGGGTAAATTGCGTTGTCTCCACCGCCGGTGGATTGTCCTGTGGACTTTGATTGTGCTTCTTGAAG